ACAAATCCTGTGAGTGCGGTTATTGTGATTCCGCCGTTTTCGGTAGTAAGAGTTAATACCGCGTCAGGACTTGAAGGAAGCGAGCGCACCTGAAGTCTTGCGGTATATCCCGTTAAGTTCATAGGTACGGTAGCGATTCCGCCTGAGATATAAGTACCAGTTGTAGCGTTAGCAACGGCAAAAGAAGTTGAACCTGAAGCCGTAATAGTTTTACTTTGAAGGTTATAACTATTTGGATTTACGCCGTCAATAGAAACAATTTGACCAATAGCAAAAGCGTTAGCGCAAGTATAAGTAACTGTTGTTCCGTTACCTACTACGTTAGTAATTACCGCAGGTTGTTTATAAATAAAGTTAATATACCAAGTAGCACCTTGGTCAATCGTTGTGTTGTATGTGACCGCCACTTAAACTCCTAAACTTGTTCCACACGAAGAACATATTGCTTGACCTTTAACCTGAGGCATACGACACGAAGGGCAAAAGTCCGCCATAGCCGCAAGGCTCATCATACTACTGCTACCGCTATTTAACTCTGTAATAGCCCAAACTAAAGCGTCAAGGCGGTCAGGACTTTCGCTACTAACTGGCGTCCACTCACACATTTGCGTTTCTAGTTCTGCGAAATATCCGTGGTGATGAACTCTACCCTGTTCATATAAAGAACTAATAGGTTCAGCGCGTAATTGTTTTCCACGTGTCGCAGTTACTTTCTTTACTGGCGCACTATGGTCTACTTGCTTAATAAGTAACGTAACCATATCGCCACCGTTATTAGTTTCCGCAATAATCTTATCTGCGCCTAAGTCGTGGTAAAGATTTACTGCTTGTCTAGCCCACGCGTCAGGCGAAGCCTTTAATGAATTATCACTAAGAACGTAGTAATGATTATCTGAAGTAATTCCTGCGGCAACAATTCCCGTTTCATCTGAGTTAGCGTTATTAGTAACGGCAGGGTCAATCGCTACAACAATTCGAATCAAAGGCGGAATATCCGTTACGCGCGCGCGCTCTATCATCTCACGTGTCCATAACGCGCCTTCAACCGTGTCTAGGATTTCGCCATAGAGTTCCTGCCTACCAAGTCGCGTATTCTCGTAACGTAATTTAAGTTCAGCGAGCGCAGACGGCGCAAGATTCTTAGCGTTATCAAAAGTAGAACCGCGTACTACGTGTACACCTTTACGGTCTACTAAATCTTTAATTAACTTCGTAGGTCGTGGCGTAGTAGTAACAATAGTTTGTGGGTGCTGACCTAATCGCGCACCGAACTGGTACTGGTCCCAAGCGTCAGGACGTTTAAATGCGGCTAACTCATCAAACCAACCGCCGTGAAATTGTGGACCACGTAAACGGTCAGGCTCTTCTCCTGAGAATAGTTTTATACGGCTTCTATTCGTTAGAAAGATTTCTGAAATAGAACGGTTGTAATCCTTTAGTACTCCGAACTCTTTCAGGATATTTAAGATTCCTGATTCACCTTCAACACACGTATCACGAGCGTCCGCGTGTGTAGGCGCAACGATAGCCCACCGCGTACCTTCGTTACTAATCGCTTTCCACGCGAGCCACTCTGCGGCAGTTCGTGTTTTACCAGCACCACGACCAGCCAAGAACAACCACGTATTCCAATCTTCGTTATCAGTTGGAATCTGTTCCTGTCTCGCTAGTTGGTGCGTCCAGCGAACGCGTCTTGCCGCTATCAAGGAGAGCAACGAGCCGTTCGACTTCTGAGTCAATCGTATTTCCGTCATAATGAGTTATCTCCACCTGCGCTTTGGCTGGCATATCTAAACCAAGTAAGCGCGCTCGCCTTTCCATTATTTTTAGTACTGCCATAACGGCAGGTACTTCGCCACGCATTACTTTGTTCCATAACGCACCTTGCGCTATATCTAAACGGTCTAACTCCGTACCGCGTAATTCTTCTACGTCAGAACGAATAATTCTTTTACAAGCGTTTACGTACGCCTTATGTGCGCCTGAAGGATTAGCAAACCCTAACTCTTTAGCGATTAAATCAAACGTTAATCCGCCACGCCGTAGTTGTAATACTTTCGCTTCACGTTCAATAGTTTCAGGTTTAATTCGTGACGGTCTTGCTTTACCTTGACTCATAATCGTTTACCTATTGTTAAACAAAGGGCAAAGATAAAGGGAACTACGAAACCGCCTATAATCCAACCAAGAATAAACGAAGACCAGTTCACGATTTCCCCCAACCCGTTCCACGAAAGATTGCTGGCGTTGCGCCGATAACCTTACTCATAGCGTTACCGCACTCGCAGGTTCTCTCGTGCTTATCTTCAAAGCCAAAGTAAATACTTTCCTGCTTCATACATTTATAACACTTGAAAAGATATACAGGCACTTACCACTCCAAGCCACCATAGAAGCATAAGAACTCTACGGTTAATCCGTACTTACTAACGTTAAACCCAATTCCAAAGGCGCGCATAAAGCCTAAGTGAATCCATACCTTGCCTATTTTATTCTCGTAATTCATTACGTTATTTCCTTCCTATAGTTACACTACAAACACTTATCCAAGATATTAACTTTAACACTTTCTGCTATCGCTTTCATCATTAAAGGCGGAACACTTCTACCGATTCTTTCCCACCTTTGTTCATACGTTCCCGTTAGTTCAAAGTCTTCAGGGAAGGAACTAAGTAAACGTAATTCCTTTAGTGTGAACTTTCTTTTCTCTAACGGGTGCGTGACACTTGCCGCACCTACGTTTCCCCCAGTAGCCGTAATAGTTCCAATAGGCTTATCTAAACTTGGACGGACTAACTGAAAGTATTTATCACTCTGCTGACCAACTTTTAACTTATCGTATTCAACGCCTAATGCGTAACGGTCAAGAGTAATATCATAATTAGTTTCAGGGTCGTGCGTAATACGTTCTGCGTTAGTTTCTAATACGTCACGTAACGTGTAACGCGTATTCATAGGAGTAGGGAAGGTTGGCACTACTCCGTATTTATCTACTAAGTCATTACGTACGCCTATGATTATTAACCTTTGGCGCGCTTGCGGTATGCCTAAGTAAGAAGCGTCAAGAACCTTTGCGCCAACCATATAACCAGCAGAGCGTAGTTCAACCATAATCTCTTTAAAGTAACCAAGAGCCTTACCGCGTACTAATCCCGTAACGTTTTCTGCTACAAAGGTTTTAGGTTGTAAGTCTTTTAATACTCTCGTAAATTCAAAGAATAAATCGTCAGAGCGTTGTACGCCGTCTGAATACTTCTTAGTACTTCCCCAAGCCTTTTCACGTGAGCCAGCCATAGAGAAGGAAGCGCAAGGTGGTGAACCTTCAAGTACGTCTATCTCTTCGTAAAACTTTCCTTCGTCAAAGATTTGTTTAGCACTAACTTTTCTTATATCTTCGCCGTTCATAAAAGTATCAGGGTGGTTAAGCGCGTAAGTGTTACGGGCTTCTTCTATAAATTCGTTAGCCCACGCAACTGAGTACCCTGCCATTTCGAATCCTAAACACGAACCGCCGCACCCTGAGAAGGTAGACGCGATTACATAACCGTTAGTACCGCGTACCTTTGCGACTTCTTTCATAGTAGGAACTACATACGGCGGTTTCATTTAACACCGAACCAGCCAGCAAAGTTAAGGTGACGCCAGTAGCAATCAACGTGTTTAAATCCTGCGTCAGTTAGCAATTCTTTATTCCACTTATCGGTTACGGGAACTAATACGCCTTCTAAGGCTTTACGCTTATTGTTAATCTGCTCTTGTGTGTAACCGTTATTACCTTTACGGTTTAAATAAGTATTAACAAAAACGTTATCAGCGTATGAATCCGCGCCTAAAATCTTTTCTACAAAGATAAATACGCCGTTAGGTGTAAGTGAATCATAAACATCTTGAATAATTCTTTGACGGTATTCGATAGGAATAAACTGTAACGTTAGAATAGATAGCGTTACCGAACTAATTACTTTTGGATAACCTTCGCGTAAATCAAACTGACGTACGTCAGCCGTAGGTATTTCTTTCTTTGCCGCTTCAAACATAGGGTCAGAGATTTCTAAACCCATATAGCGTACGTCTAAATTTTCTAACGCTTTCATAATCGGTTTAAGTGCCGCACCACGCGAACAACCTAAATCAACTATAGAAGTTCCTTCTTGCGCAAAGCGTGTAGCAAGTTCGGTAGTAATACGGCGCATACCTTCGTAATCAGGAATAGAGCGCGCTAACATATCGTCAAAGACTTCTGTTACTTGCGCGTTAAACTCCCACTTCACGCCAGCCATTACTTCGTCTTTCATTATCTTGGCGAACCGTTCCACTCATAAGCGCACTTAGGACATTGATAAGCGGTATTAACGTCACCACTAAAGTCTGTAAAATCTTTAGGCGTATCGTCTTTGAACTCATCTGATAACGGATTAAAACCAAAGTCTTGCGTATCAAATAACATAGAAATATCTAACAGTTGGTCTGCTAACACTTGCGTATCCCACTCTGCTAATTCCGCAGAACGGTTATCAGCGAGCGCGTAAGCAACTACTTGTTCGTGTGACCAATCTTCGGGAACACGAGCAATACTAATTTCTTGCCAACCTAAACTTTTTGCGGCTTCAAGTGTTCCGTTACCTGCTACAACAATATTATCGCGCGTTACTACTAACGGTTTTCTTTGTCCGAACGTCTTTAAAGAGTTAGCAATAACTTCAATATTACGTGCGTTATGTCGGCGCGCGTTATTCGGGTCAAGTTCTAAATCATTAACGCTTATTGTTTCTACTTT